AGAGACCAATCGACGTACTGCTCGATGGTCGCCTCGACCAGACTGTCGTTGCTGATCTTGACCGCGATGCTGATAACGCCCTTCATTGGCGCGCCATCCAGCAGCACCTTCGTATTGCCCGGATCTCCGTCGGGGCAACTAACCTGAAGCCGATGGAGGTCTGGCATCAGCCCTTAGATGCCGGGACGGTCTGCGTGCTGCTCGAGTTAGCCGCGTTCTCGCCAGGGTTCTGATGATGCTGCGCGTCATGGCTCGCATGGTTCGCGGCGATTGTCGAATGGGCTTGGCTCGCCTTGCTCGGCGTGTCGCCATCGGACGGCATGCCTGCACAGCCCGGACTAGTCGGTTGCATCGCCATTCTCGTCTCCTTGGTCAAACGTGGTGTCCGATTCCTTTCGTACACGCGTGCCGATGTAGTGATAGTCCCCGTTGTCCCACGAACTGACATAGCGGGCAATGCCGTTCCCGAACTGGACATCCAGCGCATCGTATCCTTTGCTCATTTTGGGGGCGCGGTTCCCGTCCATCGGCCCGCCAACGAACTCCGGATACTCATGCGGGACGTGGGTCATGCGACGGCTGGTGCGGGTCGCTGTCTGAGTGCCAACTGGGCCGCCATCTCGTCGGCTTTCTGTGCTGCATCCGCCGCTTTGGCCGCGTCCATCTCTTGGACCAGTTCGTCGATATTCTCGTCCGGACTCAACCGTTGCCCATCCTGTAACGCTTCAAGTACCACACGAGCCGGGAGGTTCAACGCGGTCGCCAGTGTTCCCCACGCCGTCATCATGTCAGCCTGCATCGACATGTCGTCAAACTCGCGGTTGATCTCGATAGACCCGCCATCGGGCAATCGGAGATAGTTCGCATGAAACTGCATGGCCTTCTCAACGGCGTCCTGTAGTCCGCGAGCCGTGACCGCCAGCTTCGAGTCCGATGCGCTTTTGTCGATCCGCTTGGCTTGAGCTGTCTCGGCCGTTCGCTTCTGCGGGGCGAGCATCGAGAGGCCAAGGACGCCCATGTCTGACTTCATGTCGTCCAGCGAGACCTTCACCTCGTTGAGTGCTTGGCCGGTATGTGACACGTACTTGGCGTCCGCGCCTAACGGGAGCCAGAGTACGGTGTCAGGTCCTACCACGACCGGTTCCTTGCCACCCGCCGAATTGGATGCGCCGATAATGGCAAGGACCGGGACACACGTTTTGTGGATCGAGGTCGCCTGGTCACTGGACCGCTGATAGAACGCGATGTTGAGATAGGCCAGGTCGATGAGCGGCGGGTCGGAATCGAACAACGCCCGACGCCCGGAGCTCTGCACTTCCGCCAACGGGATCTCGGTCTGGTTTACATACCGGCCTTCGTCGACCAGGACAACTGTCTGCGTGTCGGTAACCTCAAGCAGCGTAAAGCCAACCATCCCGTTCTCGTTCCACAACACCCGGTAGCGCGTCTGCGTCTTTTCACCAAAGGCGCCATCGGGAACCGAGGTCGTCTCCTTGAGCACGATCTGGGTGAGAATGAGCCGTCCCCCAACCGTCTGCGTTCGCCAACTGACGATGTTGTCCTTTTTGATGAGCACCCAGTACGGCCGCATCGCCGCTGGGCCTGTTTCATCAGCAAGCGTCAGGATGCGGCCACCCGTATTCGGATAGTCCACGAGAATCGCACAGTGGCCCGTCTCGATGGCTTCCTGTAGCGCCTCGTGAATGAACACGTCGCCATGCGTGCCGGCGTTGTCGATATTCTCCCACTGGTCACGGATGGGTTGCGGGACATCGTCACCGAACTCCGGGTCTCGGCGAAAGACGTAGCCGGTCAGCCCTTCGACAGCACTCCGGAAGGCGTTGAAGAAAACGGTTGAGCGGAGGCGAGCCTGGTAGTTCTGCGGCTCCTCACCTGGCGCTTGCGGGAGGTACGTGTTCTGCCGAGCTCGTACGCTTTCAGTCCCGCCCCACACGTCGCGACAGATGGTTAACGCGTTCTGCTGCTTCTCAGCGGCCGGTGAGAGCGTACTGGGGAGGTTTCGCTTCTCGCCAGGAAAACCGGCAATCTGGACACCACCCGGGCGTAACGGACCGTCACCGGGTCGGTTGCCGACATTGGCGGGGTCCGTATCAGGGACGTAGGGCAGTTGATAGGTCGCCATGCTACATCCTCAGTGTGGAGAAAGTGGCGGCCCTCGTGTGCAGGAGGTTAAACCGTTGCCAGATGAGATACCCCAACGCATCAGTGATGTGGTCGAGCCCTAAACTCTTGTCCGGCAGGCTCGTTCCGTCCTTGTACGTCATGCCATCCAACCCACGAATAAGCGCCTTGGCGTTCGGGTGAACGTGCAGCCGACGCTTGCCGTTCGCGTCCTTCAACATCGTCTGAACAGCATTGATCCGGTCAGGAATCGGGATTGCGGACGGATGGACATCCACAATCAATCCATGACTCTGCAAGATTGTGATGTCCGTTGTCCCAGCCACCGCACTCGTCCGCCGCTGGTTCGCTGATGGGTCAGGGCAGACAATGATCGGACGACCCTTGTAGCGTCTCACGATTTCGGCGGCCACCTCTTCCGTGTTCGAGGTGTGGAGCTCAAGGGCTTCAAGGACGTGGCATTCGTCGCCAACCTTTATGGCAACGACGGTCGCCATCGGATTGATGTTGAAATCCTGGCCGACCAGAATCTCACCACCAACGTCCTTGATGTCCTTGGAGACGTTGAGCAGACGGTCGAAGTTGTCATAGACCCGCCCCGCTAGTGTCTCAAAACTCGCCTCGAACTCCTGGCGAAAGACGCGCGAATCCATGCTTGATCGTGCCGCCTCAATCTCGTCAGGCGGGACGTTCCCACCTTTCAGCGTCGTGAAACTCCACGACTTCCACTCTTTGTCATCAACCACGCCCTTCAAGTACAGGTCGTAGGCGTAGTTGTAGCCCATCGGCGTCCCGACAAAGAGAGCTCGCCCCTGCCGATCGGCCAACGCTGGCCTGAGCACTTCCTGCCAGAGCGTCGGGTCGATCATCGCGAACTCGTCACAGACGACAAAATTGAGGCCGAGGCCGCGGAGGCTGTCCGGGTTATCGGCACCCTTCAATGCGATGCGCGAGCCATTGCGGAGTTCGAGGCTGAGTTCTGTCTCGTTCGGCGCTTTGGCTAGTTGGCTTCGAGGTACCACCTGCTTCACGGCACGCCACGCGATTTCCTTGGCCATGCGGTAGGTCGGGGCGACATACCAACAGACCGCGTTCCTCTTCTCGCCGGCCGCTGCTGCGAGTTCTGCCGCGGCGAGGTACGTCTTGCCGAACCGCCTTCCAGCAACGAGGACGCGAAACCGGTGGTCCGACTCAAAGACATCGGCCTGGGGATCGGTGAACTCGATCCATTTGACGGGCCGAGTCGCAGCAGTCATGGCTAGTTGGCTGACCGACGACGGAAGGCTAGCATGTCGATCTCGCCAGAGTGCTCGACGCGTTCGGTATAGAGACCAGCCGCCTTGCCGCGGGAGATGGCGGCCGTAACGGCTGGTCCGTACTGGCCGGCTTCAATGGCTCCGTCGCGCAGGTCGGCGAGTTCTTTCAGGTGAGTCGCGAGAGTGATTCCCGCTTCCTCGATAATCGGTGCGCGAAGGTTAGCAATTTCTGTTGCGATACTAGCATTCCCTAGCAATCGCGTTGCTTGAACGCTCGCGCCATTCGGGCTAAAGCCAGCCCTGATAGCGGCTTGCGTCGCGTTGCCGTCTTTAACGTATTCGACGACGAATCGTTGCTGGCGTTCTGTCATGCCCAGGTCATCTCCACCTTGCTTTTACAGCGAGGACAGTGGGTTGCGAGTCCCTGACCGTTCCGCTCGCCATCGGTTCGGAGGATACGGACGGTCACTTGGACCTCGCCGGGAATGGCCAAGAGCCAAGTGCGGCAAGGAAACTCAGTGCGCGCCATGCGAATGCGGCCGGGGCAGCGGACATCGGTATAGACAAAGGCCCCCGTGACCGTGAGAGTCGCGAGGGCCGTGAAACGACCGTGAGGATGTGGGTCGGCGGGTTGGGCCGATAGGGAGAATATGGGGGCGGCACGAGGATTGGTCAACGACTCAGTTCCTCAATGGCGCGTTTGAGGGCTTTGGCGTTCTTCTCGGC